GACTGGAGTTCAGACGTGTGCTCTTCCGATCTCGGATGAACCAACTATGCTTAACTATAATAATCGAACGGTTAATCCACTTGTGTCGGCTATAGTTGATGAATTTAAACGTAAGTTTCTAACTAAGACGGCAAGAAGTCAAAATCAATCAATTATGGCGTTCAAAGATGCATTCTCTCTTATCCCTGCGGATAAGATGGCAGATGTTGCCGATAAATTTACAAGAAATGAGATTATGTCATCAAATGAGATACGTTCTATTCTTGGATTGAAGCCGTCTAAAGATCCTGGAGCTGATGAACTTCGTAATAAGAACTTAAATGCGGCCGAACCAAATAATGAGGTTCCACCTAATGAAAATAATGGAGGAATAAATAATGAAGTATGATTTTAGTGGATATGCCACTAAGAATGGGCTTAAATGCTCAGATGGGAGGACTATTCTTAAAGACGCGTTCAAGGATAATGATGGTCAAACGGTTCCGTTGGTTTGGCAACATCTTCACAATGACCCATCGAATATTCTTGGTCATGCGAAACTTGAGAATAGAGAAGATGGCGTTTATGCCTATTGCACACTGAATGATAGTGATAGTGGTAGGAACGCTAAACAACTAATAGAGCATAAAGATATCACGGCATTGTCGATATTTGCCAATGGACTTAAGCAGAAGGGTAAAGATGTTATTCATGGAGCAATTCGTGAGGTTAGTTTAGTTCTTTCCGGCGCAAATCCTGGTGCGTTTATCGATTTTATCAGCTTTGCCCATGCTGATGGGGAAACTGAAGTTTCTGATGAAGAGGCTATTATTTACACTGGTCTTGAACTTTCTCACGCTGCAGGAGAAACCTCTGATGGTACTCCTGCTTCTAAGAAAGAAGAGAGTCGAACTGTTCAGGACGTAATCGATTCTATGAATCCCGAACAGAAGAATGTCATGTATGCTTTAGTTGCTCACGCAATGGAAATCACTGACGATAATACTGAGGAAGAAGATAATACTGCTAGTCAATCAGATGATGAAGGAGAAACCTTTATGAAGCACAACGTTTTTGACAAGACCGAAACCAACAACGATGCTAACAAACCGACTCTTACGCATGATCAGCTTCGCGCAATCGTGACGGATGCTCAGAGGTGTGGTTCGTTCCGTGAAGCGTTTCTTGCTCACGCGGTTACATACGGGATCGAGAACATTGATTATTTGTTCCCGGATGCCAAGGCCGTTTCTGAATCTCCGGATCTTGTCGCTCGTCGGATGGAGTGGGTCGCCAAGGTTATTGATGGTGCGAAGCACACTCCGTTCTCTCGTATTAAGTCGATGTCGGCTGACCTGACGCTTGATACCGCTCGCGCGAAGGGTTATGTTAAGGGTTCTCTGAAGAAAGAGGAGTTCTTTGCTCTTTCCAAGAGGGTCACTACTCCGACGACTTTCTATAAGAAGCAGAAATTGGATCGTGATGATATTATCGATATCACTGATCTGGATGTTGTGGCTTGGCTGAAAGCAGAGATGCGCATGCTTCTTGACGAGGAACTTGCTCGGGCTATTCTGGTTAGTGATGGTCGTGAAGGTGACGATGAGGATAAGATTAATGAGTCCAACATTCGTCCAATCTCCAAAGATGATCCGTTCTATGCGCATCGGGTGCAGGTAGCTGCTAATACCGAAGCTAGCACGTTGGTCGAGGAGATTCTTCGGCAGCGTACTAATTATAAAGGTTCTGGTACTCCGACCCTGTTCACGACCGATGCTATTCTGGTCGATATGCTATTAATCAAGGATAAAATGGGCCGTAGGATCTACAATACCAAGGCCGATCTTGCTGCATCGCTTCTGGTTGATGATATTGTTCCTGTTGAGGTTATGCAGGGTGTAACTTCCGATCAGGGTGATTTGATTGCTATTCTGGTTAATATGAAAGATTACACTCTTGGTGCTGATAAGGGTGGTCAGGTCTCTATGTTCGATGATTTCGACATCGACTACAACCAGTATAAATATCTGATCGAGGGTCGTTGCTCCGGTGCTCTGACTAAGCCGAAGTCGGCTCTGGTGTTCTGGAGGGCTACGGGTACTCTGGTTCCAACAGTTACTGCTCCGACTTTCGTTGCTGAAACCAACACGATCACTATTCCTGGAACCACTGGCATCGTTTACATGATTGACGGCGAAGTTGTTTCCGCTGGTGATGTTGTGATCACTGAGGATACAGTTGTTGAGGCTGATCCTGCTACTGGTTACTACTTTGCTCCGAATGCTGTTGATAATTGGGAGTTTGAGTATACTGAAGGTGACTAGTTAGTAAAGGAATGACCGATGGCAAAGTTTTATGGGTCGATCGGTTTTGCCGTGACAACTGAAAAACTGTCTGATGAGGATGATCCAGATTCTGGCACTGGTGTATGGGAAGAAGTTATCACTGAGTATAATTATACCGGAGATGTTATTCGTAATACACGTAGACTTGAACCTGGAGAGAATTTAAATGATAACATCACAATAAACAATATGATAAGCATTATCGCCGATCCCTTTGCCAATCAGAATTTTCATGCTATGAGGTATGTTAAGTGGATGGGGGCCAACTGGAAAATCACTAATGTGGAAGTTCAGCGCCCCCGTTTACTTTTAACTATAGGTGGGCTGTATAATGGGTAGTCGTCTAGGACTTCAGGCTTTGTTGGAGACATTAGTAGGTAATGTATATTTTCAACCTCCTGAAAGTCTTAAATTAAGTTACCCATGTATTGTTTATTCTAGATCTGATATGGATACGAAATTTGCTGATGATATTCCATATGCCCATAGCAAACAGTATCAACTAATAGTGATTGACAAAGATCCAGACAGTAGTATACCTGGAAAGGTGGCGTTGCTGCCTATGTGTACCTTTGATCGTCATTACACGGCAAATAATTTGAATCATGATGTGTTTGATATCTACTATTAAGGAGTAAGTAAATGGGTAAACTTGCTTGGGACGCTTCTGGTGAGCGTCTTTATGAAACTGGTGTACAAAAGGGGGTTATTTACCCTCAGAATGCTTCCGGTTTGTATCCATTAGGAGTTGCATGGAACGGTCTTATCGGAGTGACTGAAAGTCCCTCTGGTGCAGAAGCTAGTCCTATCTATGCGGATGATACTAAGTATCTTAACCTGATTTCTGCCGAAGAATTTGGCGCAACAATTGAGGCTTATACTTATCCGGATGAGTTTGCTATTTGCGACGGGTCGGCTGAACTTGCTACTGGTGTTATGATTGGGCAACAGGCAAGGAAGGCGTTTGGTCTTTGCTACAGGACCGCTCTTGGTAACGATATTGAGGGCTCGGATCACGGGTATAAATTGCATCTCATTTATGGTGCAATGGCGGCTCCGTCGGAGAAAGCATATTCGACTATTAACGATAGTCCCGAAGCTATCACGTTCTCTTGGGAATTGACCACTGTTCCTGTGGCAGTAACTGGTCTTAAACCTACTGCTTGCTTGACGATCGATTCTACTAAGGTTGATGCCGATAATCTGGAAGCACTTGAAGATATTCTTTACGGAACAGATGCGGCAGATCCTTATCTTCCGCTTCCCGATGATGTCGCTGCACTCTTCGCTGGATCTGCTCCGGATGCTTTGGCACTTTCTACTATTTCCCCGGCAGATGGTGATACTGACGTTGCAGTAACTGCGAACATCATTCTCACGTTCAACAATGCGATTAAGAGCGAAGCGGTTGTTGTCACAAAGGATGACGGAACGGTTGTTGCTGGCGCCAAGTCTTGGGATACTACAGGTAAGATTCTTACCTTTAATCCTACGGATAGTCTTGCCAACAACACAGTATATCTTGTGACTATTGGTGGCGTTATTGACATTTACAATCAGGCACTCGCTGCCGAAGTTAAGGACTTCACAACCATTGGTGAGTAATAGTTTCTAAATTGAGAGGGCTCTCTGAAATATGGGAGCCCTCTTTTCCTTCGAAAGGAAATTCAAATGCTTAAGAAAACTATCACGTATGTCGACTACGATGGGAATGAAAGGACGGAGGATTTCTATTTCAATCTTAGCAAAGCAGAACTAATTGAGATTGAGACGTCTAATAATGGCGGCCTCTCTAAAATGATCGAGAAGCTTGTGGCCGAGCAGGACATGAAACGGATCGTTGAGATCTTTAAGGACATTATCCTTAAAGCGTATGGTGAGAAATCTCTGGATGGGAAACGGTTTATTAAGTCGGCAGAACTTCGAGATAGTTTTGAGCAGACTGAAGCTTATAGTCAGTTGTTTATGGAATTGGCAACAAATGCAGAATCTGCAGCTGCGTTTGTGAATGGGATTACGCCGGTTGTTAAACCGTCTAATCAAATGCAGTTAGCTTAATTACCATTGACAGAGAGAGACCAGAGAGATGCTTACAGTCACTATTCCAGCTATTGAGTTTTATGATGAGATAAAGGAAGAGTTCATCACTGCGAAAGGAGCTGTGTTGTTGTTAGAGCACTCTTTGGTCTCTCTGTCAAAATGGGAGTCCAAATGGTGCAAACCATTTCTCGCTAAAGGTGACAAAACCTACGAAGAAACATGTGACTATATTTCCTGTATGACCATAACACAGAATGTTGATCCAAATGTATATAAGACGATACCAAATTCAGTCATTGAACAAGTAAACGAGTACATTGATAGGCCAATGACAGCAACAGTAATAAGACAAACTCACAAAGGATCTCGGGAGATTATCACTGCTGAGATCATTTATTACTGGATGATAGCATTACAAATACCGTTCGAGTGCCAGAAATGGCATCTAAATCGTTTATTAACTCTTATCAATGTATGTAATATAAAGAATGGTCCACAAAAGAAGATGAGCCAAAGAGATGTTATGCGTCGAAATTCAGATCTCAATGCTGCTCGTCGTAAATCTTTAGGCAGTAAGGGGTAATTATGCTAGATAAAGCAGCTCTTATTCAGAGAGCAATAGCCTGGGAGAAAGCACATCCCCCAAATACTGGGTATATGGAAGAAGTATTTCGGAAAGTTTGTGGAGCTAATTTGCCGAATGGAACCAACCTTTGGGTTCAGATTGCTGCGCAGTTTACAGGTAAAGAAGAAAGTGGAATAGATCTCGTTCATTGGGATGAACCAGAGGAGAGAGCACCCTATTCTCAGGATGCGAAATTAAGATTAACTCTCGATGGAAAGCCAGATTGTTCTTCTTTTTGGTACATTATGTATATGATTTTCTTTAAAATTAATATTGGTACTTGGACTGAAGCACAATATTCTGCTCTTAAAAGCAAATCAATTTCTTGGGCAAATCGTCGTCCTGGCGATCATGTTCTATTTAATTTTAAGGCAAGTGAAGGGCGTAAAGCATC